ATGGACATACTAACTTGCCATATAGTCCTACAATGTTCTGGAGTCCTACAACAATAGATTCTTTAGCAGTTGATGATACAACATCTTGGAATGATGGGTTGTCAGAAATAGGAGCTGTTAGAATTGCTGATTTAAAGCCATCTATTAGACTACAAAGATTATTTCATATCATAATACAGAAAGCAGGTTATTATTTAAAGAGTAGTTTTTTAGGTATTGATGATACAGCAGGAACTCCTGTAACAGATACTCAATGGTTTAGTAGATTGTTTATGACTTTAGCTCCTCAATATTCATCTGTAAGGACTAAGGTTTACGGAGGTTTTGAATATACTTGTAATTCTCAAAGTATAGTTTCAGGAACAGGAACTACTTATTTTGGTATGGCTCCAAATTGGAACAATACAATATATGATACAAATGGTATATTTGGCACAGGTACAACCAATCAGATAACTATACCTTATGAACAAACTACTCCAAGTGTTATACCTCAAGAGGGTTTAATGGTAATAGTAGAAATGGATATTGATTTAGATAACCAAGATAGTGGAGGTAATACGCTTACTAATTGGTTTATGTTAAGCAGGTGGAGATGCTTAGGAGGTGGTAATTTACCTTATGGATTGATAGTTAATAATACAGAAACTTTTAATATAACAACTCAGGATAATTTCTTATATAGTTATATATCAGTATTACCTACTGATGCTAATACAACTTGGCAGTTTGAGTATATGATTAGTTCAAGTGAAATTGGAGCAGGTCAAACAGCTACATCTACTCTAAACTCTGCTAAAATAAGAACTTTAAATATAGGGGAAAGTTCCTATGTAAATGGTAATGCAAATGCTGAGGTTGTAATGGCAGAAAATATGCCTGATTTAACACAAGGAGATTTTGTAAAAGACTTAGTAAATAGATTTAATTTAATAGTACAAGTAGATAAAGACAATCCAAATTTGCTACTTATAGAGCCTTATGATGATTATATAGATACAGGTACTAATAAGTATTGGACAGATAAATTAGATGTTTCTAAGGAGCAAGTAATTAAATCTACTAATGAAATGCAAAGTAAAGAATTAAACTTTACTGACTTAGAAGATAAAGATTATTTTAATAATAGTTATTTTAAACAATGGAATTCAGTCTGGGGAAGTAAAAATTTATTTAATAGAAACGACTTTGCTCAGAAAGAGTTTAAAAACTTTAGTATATATTCTCCTTTTATAGCTAATGGATTAAACTCATTAGAGCCTGGAGCAACATCTCAAGTAGCATTAGCAAGTATATTTGAAGTAGATGAGGAATCATTAAATAGAAAGCCAGTAGAATCAGGTAAGCCTAAATTATTCTATTATAGTGGAACGCCTATTACAATAGCAGGAACAGATCCTTTAGGCACAACTTGGGATTTTAATGTATATAGCTCAGCTTATACTAACCTATCTAATGTAGAGGCGTATTCTACAAATAATAAGTTTCCTTTATGTACTCAGTATAACTTAGATAATTTAACTACAGGAATAACTGCTGATACTAAAATATTAAATTGGACTTATTACAATCCATTTTTTTCAACAGGTTTTACAACTCCTATTTTTGGAGATACTTTAAGTATTCACGGACTTTACATTGATTATTGGTCAAGGTATATAAATCAAATATATTCTGATGAAGCTAGAGTAATGGAATGTAACCTAAATCTAAATGAAGATGATATATTTAACTTTAATTTTGCAGATAATATCTACATTAAAAATACTTTATGGAGAGTTCTAAGTATTTCTAATTATGTTGTAGGGGGCAAGGAAACTACTAAAGTGAAACTACTTAAAGTAATAGATAAATTAAGTTATGAATGTACTGCTGTTCCTAGTGTATTTAATGCAAATGGAACAATAACTTTTGTTAATCCTGAGAATCCTACAGGAGGAGCTGTAACAGTTACAAATGCTTGTTGTGAAGATATAGATAATACTTGGACTTTTCAGCAAACTAATAATAGTACAGGGGTTGGTACTTGCTATCATAATCAAAATACTCCAACATCTCCAAATGATATAAGCGATACATCTCCTACTGTATATGGAGATATTAATGGAAATGATCCTGACGCAACTATGATGCCTATGCCTATTATGAACTCAGTAGAAAATACAATAATGAATAGAGGTTATGGTACAGCTCAATCAACTACATTTTTTATGTATGCTTCTACTTATGATACTGCTACAGCAACTTTTGGAGTTAATGGATTAAACCTATTAAATTTAAGAATAGCTGAGAATACAATGGCTAGTTTAGAGATTGAGTTAATGGGTACAGTTCAAATAGATATTGGTACTCCTGCTAATGTTGGCAAAGTAGGTTATTACAATTATACTACGCTATTAAAAAACATACAAGGAACAAGCTCAAGTCTAGGAACATCAGGAGGCATTTTAACTAAGTCTAATGCAGATTCAGGCTTTCCAACTCCTACAGCAGGATTCACAAATTTTGATACAGCTACGAGTACCTGGAAACCTACTATTGCAGTATCAGGAAGTCAACAGATAGGATGGATAGCTAAGGTAAAAATATTTATACAACCAATACCTCAAGATAGTTCACAATTTAGAGATTTAGCAATATATCAAAATGCAGAGGGTATATTGTTCCAAGACTTAAATAGATTAGAATGGAATTAAAAGATATTAAAATATTAGGAAGTATAATACCAGGAGTGTTAAAAATAGTTACTAAACAAGATCTACCAGAAAAGGATTTTGACTTTGTGTATGGACAAGAAGAATATACTACAGATTTTAAGAAATTAAAAAAACAATTTAAAAGATTATGGCGAAAAAGAAAATAGATATAGAATTAAATGTTAAAACAGGTAAAGCTGCTAAGGATTTAAAAAGTGTTGACGCAGGTTTAAAAGGAATTGGTGGAGCAGGGCAGGTAGCTGGTAAAGGCTTTAAGGTTATGGGTACTGCTATGAAAGCAGCAGGTATAGGTATTATAGTAACTTTATTTGCGAAGTTAGTAGAGCAACTACAAAAGAATCAAAAGTTTATGGATGCTATGAATAAAATATTTTTAGCGTTAGAGCCTATTTTAATTGCTGTTGCTGAAGTAATTGCTATAGTGGTAGATGGTATTGCAAGTTTAATAGGAATAACTCTAAGTGCTATTTCAGGTACAGAAGATATGACAGATTCTTTAGTTGAACAAAGAAAACAAGTAACTTTATTAGAAGCTGAATTAGGTTTATTACAACTACAATATCAAAGAGAAGCTGAGTTAATGAGACAAATCAGAGATGATGAGAGTTTAAGTATTCAAGAAAGAATAGATGCTAATTACGAATTAGGAAAAGTTTTAGAGGAACAACTACAACGAGAAAGAGATATAGCAGAGGAGAGTTTATTCTTAGCCGAAGTAGAGCTATCAAGAAATAAAAATAATGTAGAATTACAAGTACAGTTACTAGAAGCTAAGACAAAATTAGCAGAAATAGATGAAAGGATTACAGGACAAAGATCAGAGCAGTTAGTAAATTTAAACTCATTAGAAAGAGAAAGGGAAGCACAGCAAAAAGAAGCTGCAAGAGCTAGGGAGGATCAACTACAGAAAGAGGCTAAAATGTTACAAGATTTAATTGATTTACAAAATGAAGATATAAAGGTAAAGAAAAAAGCAAATAGAGATTTAAATGCACAATTTGAAAACGCAGAAGAAGCAAATGCAGAACTTTTAAAGCAGATAAAAGAAAAAATGCAAGCAGAGTTAAATGCACTTAATTCAAGTGTAAAAAATGCTAAGGTTAATATAAATGCTCAAAATGAACAAACAGAAGCGTATAAATTAGACATAGAAGAAAAGAACAAAGAAGATGAAAAAAGGCAAAAGAAAATTTTACAAAATGTAAAAGCTGATTTAAAACTATTTAGAGATACAGCTAATGAAAAAGGTATGAGGAATTACAGATTTGATTATATAGCTGAGAATGAGAAAACGTATTCTGGACTTCTAAATTCACAAGGACAATTTCTTAAATTAATTGAAGATAGTAATATAAAATCTTTTGAGGATTTAATAAAATTACAAGAAGAATTTGAACAGCAAAATGCTACTAATATAAACAGAATTAGAAACTCTGCAGAACCTGATTTTTATATTGACGCTGTTGTTGAAGATATAAAAAAGGTAGAAAATGAATTTGAGAATTATGTGCAAAAAATACAAGAAGATTTAGAAAGTCAGGCTGGTATATATAATGATATAACACAAACTCAACTAGAAACTTCTGAGCAAAGTGCAGAGGCTTCAGTTAATATAATTAACAATTCTGCTAATAAAAAACTAGAAATAGAACAAAAATATGCAGAAGATATTAAAGAATTAGAATCAAGCTTAGGAGTCACTAAAGAAGAACTACAATTACAAGCAGATCAGGAATTATTCTTACATTTTGAAGAAGCACAAGAAAAAGAAATTAGATTAGCTGAAGAAAAATATGACAGACTTCTTGGTTTAGCTCAAGGTAATGCTGAGGCAACTGAAAAGTTAGAACAAGAAAAAGCTAATACTATAAACGAGATAAACACAAGGGAGCAAAAACAGGCGTTTAAAATAATGAGAGATAAGATTGCTCAGTTAAAAAAAGAAAAGGAATTAGAAAAGAATTTAGAAAGACAAGCAGGAATGGAGACTTTACAAATGGGCATGGATTTAGCTAAAGAAGGTACTGCAACTTTTAAAGCTGTTGCAAGTGCTGAAACTATTATGGCTACTTATATGGGAGCAACAAAGGCTATGGCTCAAGTTCCTTTTCCTTTTAATTTTGCTCAAGCAGGTTTAATTATAGCAACAGGTATAAAAAACTTAGCAGAAATTAGTAAGACTGAAGTACCTGGTGGAGGTGATGGAGGTGGAGCTTCTATGCCTGATACTGTTACAGAAGTTGGTGGAGATATGACAGGAGATGTTCCTGCAATTACATTTGGAGCAGCAGGTAGCGAAACTCCTCCTGTTCAAGCATTTGTTGTAGAAACAGATATAAGCAATGCTCAAGCTCTACAATCAGAACTTGATTTACAAAGTACCCTATAAACAAAATATTAACTTTTAATATATACTATTATAATGGCAGAGAAAAAAATAAAAAGAAGATTAGTTGAGCTAGTCATAGATGAAGAATCAGAAAGGTTTGGCGTTGAAGCTATAAGTCTAGTAGAATTTCCTGCAATAGAGGAAAATTGGGTATTCTTCAATAAAGACAATTTCCTATCCTTAGCAAAATTAGATGAAGAAAAGAAAACTCTTGTAGGGGCAGTTCTTATTCCTGAGAAAGAGATACCTAGATACGATCAGGAACTTGATGAGGAGTATGTAGTATACTTTAGTAAAGAAACTATTAAACAAGCTCAGGAGCTATTTATGAGCAGTTTAAGAAACAATAATGCTACCTATGAACACAAAGTACCAATAGATGGTTTAAGCGTTGTAGAGTCTTGGATTAAGGAAGATGAAAAATATGACAAGTCCTCACAATTTGGATTTGAGAAAATGCCTCTTGGTACTTGGTTTGTAAAAATGAAAATTTCTAATGATGAGGTCTGGGATAAAGTAAAGAACAAAGAAGTAAGAGGATTTAGTATAGAGGGTTACTTTACAGATAAACTAATTGAGGCTTCTAAAAAGAAGTATAAAAAGAAAAAGAAAAAATATTATGATAAAGATATGTCTGATGAGGATTTATTAGACAGAATTAGAATGATTATAACTCAGGATGAAACAGACCAATTTGAGTTAATGAAAGAATACATTACTAAAAGGGCGTTAGCTAAATATCCTTGGAAACAATGTATCGCTGATATGAAGAAAAAGTATGGACAAAAGTCTGCTGCTAAAATCTGCTCAGCTATTAAAAGTGGTACTGTAAAAAGGTAGCCTGTAAACAAATATTAAATTAATTATATATACTTATAAAAATACTATACAATGAAAGACACATTAGAAAAAATCAAAACTTTATTGTCTATTGATAATAAAGAATCTAAGGAAGTTAAAATGTATGCTGAAATGATCTTAGATGATGGCAGAGTTGTAGCTACTGAAGATGAGCAATTTATGATAGGCTCTGAAGTCTTTGTAGTAAATGATGATGGCGAGGCTAGTTCTTTAGCAGCAGGATCATATACTATGGAGGATGGAGCTAAACTTACTATTGATGATGATGGTAAAGTTTTAGACTTAGGAGAAGAAAAAGAAGCTGAGGATGTAGAGGCATCAGAAGAAGTAGAAGAAATGGCAGAAGAAGCAGATGTTGCAGATTGGAAAGGAATGGAAATTAGAATTAAAAACCTTGAAGATGCTGTAGCTGATTTAAAAGCTGACCACGATAAACTAGATATGTCAGAAGAAACTGAAGAAACAGTTGAAGAAGAAGTTGTAGAAGAAGAAAAAGTAGAAATGTCTAAGGATATGGTTACTAGCTTAGTTGAAGAAATAGAACACTTAAAAACTAAGTTATCAGAAATGGAAGAAACACCAGGGGCTGAGGGTTTTAACCATAATCCTGAAATGAAAACTAAATCAGATAAAGTTGATTTAGCTAAAATGTCAATTAATGACAGAGTTAAATATTTAATAAATAATTAAGAAATGAAAAAAGATAATAAAAACCAAATTATGAAATTGGCAAACAACAAACGCTACGAGTTTGATATCACTGTAAATGGTGATACTTACGCAGGAGTACATAGTTTGCCATACGTAACTGCTGCATTAAGAAGTCCTGACACAGTTGCTAAAGGATATGTAAGGACTATAGATGGATTAACTAAATCTGCTGTAATAAATAACATTGCTTCAAGCAATCCTATTGTTGCTGCTGCTTGTGGATTCTCAAGTGGTAATACTACTTCTACTTCAGAGCAAGTTCTTTCTTTAACTGATCTAAAAGTAAATGAAGAAATTTGTAGAGGTACAATATTTCCTACTTGGATGGGGCAAGGAATGGATAGAAACGGAAACCTACCTCAAAACTTTTCTGACTTCTTATTAGGAGTAATTGCTTCAAAAGCAGCTGCTCAATTAGAGATTGGTATTTGGCAAGGAGCTACTCCATTTGGAACAGGATTCTTATCAAATGATGGAACTCAAGATGAAGCAGGAGCAGATGCAAGTGCTTGTAAAGACTTCACAGAAGTTGATTTTGCTGATGCTTTAGCAGCTGCAGATATTCTTACAGACATGGCTTCTATATACAATGCTGCTGCAAGTGACATCTCAGGAATATTAACTAAGCCAGGCGTTGGATTCTATATGAATAACAAAACTTATGGTTTCTATATTCAGGCTTTAGCTGCTGCAGGTTCTAATCAAGGACAGGTTTCAGGAGCAGGATTTAATTTGAATGGAGATAATATGACTTACTTCGGATTTCCTATTTATAGATGTCCTGGAATGTTCAACGATACTATCCTTTTCACTTACCCTGAAAACTTAGTATTTGGAACAAACCTAGCTACTGATTGGACTGAAGCAAGATTAATCCCTACTTACGAGTATGATGGCTCTGATAATGTAAGAGTTACAATGAACTTTGCTGTAGGTGTACAGACTGCTGTAGCAACTGATGGTGTTTATGGCTCAACTGTTTGGAGCTAATAAATAAATTAATGGGGAGTGAAATATCTCCCCTTTTATTAACAAATTAAAACAAAAATAAAATGGCTTGTAATTTAACTAGAGGACTTTTAGTAGATTGTAAAGATCAGATTGGAGGATTAAAAACAATCTTCTTTGCTGCTAATTACTCCTCAAACATTGGACAACATTATACTCCAAATGGCACAGATCCACTACAAATAGATACAGCAGGTTTTACAGGATGGAGTGCTTTTGGTACGCCAACAGCCTCTACTATGACTTTATACAAGTATGACCTAAGACCTAACCTATCATCAATGACTGTTAATATTAATTCAGATGCTTCAGCAGGAACTACATTTTTTTCTCAGACTTTAAGTTTGACACTACAAAAAATATCAGTTGCTCAAGCAAATGAGATTAAGTTAATATGCTACAATAGAGTACAAATATTCGTTCAAGATAATAACGATAATGTATATCTATTAGGCTTTAATAACGGAATGGATTTAATAAATGGTACTATTGTAACAGGAGCTGCTAAGGGAGATATGTCAGGTTTTACATTAGAATTAGAGGGGCAAGAGAAAGAACCTATCTTTATGATTAAGAGAACAGCAGGTAGTGGAACTGACTATCCGTTTGATGCTCTAGGAGATGCTGATTCTGAACTTACTATTGTATCAGGAACATAATTAATAATCGTTACTCAATACTATTAAAGGGTAGTCCTAGTGGATTACCCTTTTTTATTAAATAAACTTTATAATAACTAAAATAGTATAAAGTATTTTTTATAAAACTGACATTAACAAACGAATTATCTATATTTATATATACTATTAAAAGACTAATACTATGGCTTGGAAAGTAAAAAAAGAATGGGAGGGCAAAAGACCTGCAAATGTAAACTATCCCTTAGATGAATTATCACAAAAGCAAATACTAAAAATTAGCGAAACATTAAGAAACGCTTATTTTGAGCAGGAAGTTGCAAAACCAAAAAAGAAAAAAGTAAAAATAGAAACAGATTCTTACAATGAGTACACAGACTAAAGTTCCTGATTTTGAAATGTTTGATGAGTATAATCAGAAGTTTGATAAGGCTACAACACAAGAAGAAAAATTAGAAGTAATAAGAGAGTATCAAGATAAACTATGGAAAGATAATGTATAAAGCAGATTTCGTATTATTTCCTTTTGGAACATTTTTTTTATATGAGAATTTAAATGCTTATGTAGATTTACCATCTTCTACTTTTTGGATTGTGTTAAAATTTACAGGAAGAAATAATAATTATCAAAGATCAATTATAGCAAGACCTACAAATGCAGACTTTTCAAGTCCTGTATATGAAAGTAATTCTAGGTATGTTAAATTTGGATTTACTGCTTGGATTCCTAGATGGGATTCAGGAACACAAACAGTAGATACTTCAGCTAATAAATACACAGGAAATGTAGTGCTACCTACAAAAGATATATACGATATAAAAGTGTATTATTCTACTTCACTAGAAATAGATACTGATGATTCTGATTTAACGCTAATATCAGAAATAAAGCCTGTTGTACTTTCTACTGATGAGAACAGAGATATAGTGACAAATTCAGCTAATTGGGCAAATTACTTAAATCCTGCTTTTGTTACTTATAGTCCTTATACAACCAATGACTTAACTGAGGTTGAAATGACAAGCGTTGGTAAACCTGCTTCAGCTTCAGTAGATAATAGAGATGTGCAATACGGAGTACAAACTTGGACACCAAATTACAACAACTAATGAAAAAGAAAAATAACACAGAAATATCAGTAATACATTTAGCAGAGTTTAATCTTCCTCAAGTTACTGAAACAACTAATAAAGATTGGATTCAATTCGGTACTGATAATATGTACCCTCAGTATTTACTTGAGCTATATAATGGTAGTAGTATTAACAATGCTATTATTAAGGGAGTTTCAGCTATGATCTATGGAGAGGGGTTAGATGCTACAGATAGACAAGATAGCGAAGAACATAAGGAACAATGGTTAAGGCTTACATCTTTACTAGGCCATTCACAGAAAGACCTTATAAAGTGCCTAGCGTTTGATTTAAAGCTGTTCGGTATGTGTTATGTTAATACGATATGGAATAAGCCTAGAACAAAGATAGTAGAGATGTATCACATCCCTGCTCAATATATAAGAAGTGGGAAAGCTGATGGTTATGGTAATGTAAATGACTATTATTATTCAGCAGATTGGACAAATACTAGAAAGCACAAACCAAGAACATATAAAGCGTTTGATGAAAAGGACAGGACAAGTGCAAGTCAAGTATTATGTATCAAAGATTATTCTCCTGGTAGTTATTATTATTCACTACCTGATTATCAAGGCTCTACTTCTTACATTCAATTAGATATGGAGATTGCTCAATTTCATTTATCTAATATCAAATCAGGTATGTTTCCTAGTATGGCTGTGAACTTTGCTAATGGTGTACCTACAAGAGAAGAAAGAAGAACTATAGAAAGACAGATTAACTCTAAATTTGGAGGATCAGGAAATGCAGGAAAGATTCTTATAACTTTTAATGATGGAAAAGATACTGCTCCTGAGATAGTTCCTATAAATGCTAATGACAACGCAGACAGTTACCAATTTCTATCTACAGAAACTACTAGAAAAGTTTTAACAGGACATAGAGTTACGAGTCCTTTATTATTTGGCGTTAAAGGAGATGGAGGAGGATTTGGCAATAACGCTGATGAGCTTAGAGATTCTTACAGTTTATTTAACAATACAGTCATCAAGCCATTCCAGAACACTCTTTTAAATGGTTTACAGGACATTTTTAATATTTGTGATATAAACCTAGACTTATACTTTAAATCTCTTAAACCTGCTGATTTCATTGATATTAGTAATGTAGCTAAAGTTAGTGAAGAAGATCAAGAAAAAGAGGGGATAGATACAGGAGAGCCTGTAAAGAAAGAATTTAAAGATTTAAATAATAAAATAGCAGTAGTAGGAGCTTTAGATGGAGAGCCTTTATTTGCGACTAAAGAAGAAGCTGAGGCATACGCTAAATTATTTAAGAACTGCACAGGATACCACGAACATAAAGAAGATGGGGTAATTAGATATATGGCTTGTGAAAATCATTCAGATGCTACTGAAATGGGTAAAAAAAAGAAATGTGAAAAAAAAGACAGATTAAGTGATGATGATGCAAAAGTAATATTATCTAATTTAGAAAACACAGAGATAGATAATAATGAATGGTTTGAATTAGGAGAAATTGACGCTGAAGATAGTAGTACAGATACAGAAGAAAAATTCCAAGCCTTTACTAATCAGCATTTAAGTAAACATTATGAGTTTGCAAGTGCAGGTAAAATACCCTCCAATCCTGACAGCTCAACAAGTGATAGTAATGCAGGATTTATTAGGGTGTTATATAGATATTCAAGAAACCTTAAAGCAAACAGCAGAGATTTTTGTAAACAGATGGTACGATTAAGTAAAGCAGGAACTCTGTATACAATTAATAACTTAAAACAAGCAAAAAATCTAACAGTAAATAAAGGATTTGGCCCTAATGGAAGCTCAAATTATGACGTTTTTCAGTGGAAAGGTGGAAAGTACTGCCATCATTATTTTGTTAGAAAGTTTTATATGAGAAAGAGAGTACCTAAAGGAAGTAAAGTTACAATAGATGGAAAGACTTACAAGGGTGGTACATATCTTCCTAATGGTAGTTTAAATATGTTTAGAAATAGCTTTTTGGCAGAGGTTAATAGTGGAAGATTTGCAACAAGTTGGAAAAAGATTAGAGGGCAAGAGCCTAAATCTCCTGCTCCAACTATAGCTCCTATTAATACTCCAACAAGAGGTAAATACAATTAAAAATTATGGCAATACAACA